AAAAAATAGCAAAAGACCCTAAAGAATTGAAGAGAATGACTAATAGGGGCTATACCAGGGCAAAACTTGCCACTACCAAAGCAGTTAAGAGTTATTTAAATAAAAACAAGCCTTATCAACAGGCACGTCAGAAGTTTAAAGAGTGGGATCAACCACCATTGCTTGAGTCTGATCCAATTTCATTAGCCTCTCGTGGAGCTAAATTACATACTATTGAAGATATTGCTGGAAAGAAGGGTCTTGATAGACTTTTTCATACTATAGGTGCTACAGACTCTCCTATGAATAATCCCAGGGTTCGTGCTGCAATGAGAGATGTTATAAAAGATAGGGTACTGAATACAGAGGTTATGAATCTCCCTAAAACTGCAATTTTAAAAGAATGGCTTAACACGAGGGGTAAATTAGGAGGCCAGGCATACACACAAAGGACTCCTCGTGCAAGAGTGGATTTAGGTAAGGCTACCCCCGAGGTCGTACAGAGTTTAGGCAAGCATGAGTTTACTCATATAAGCCAATTGCAAAAGCCAAGGAATGCTCCTCAGATGGAGACATTGATTAAAAAGCATAAACTTACTGGTGATGAAATGAATTGGCTTCAGAATAATTTATACGATAGACCTTTTGCAAGTGTTTGGGCATCTGGTAGAAATCCAAATAGGCTACCAACTCAGCACTGGGAAGATGCATATATAGAAAAGCTATACCCACATTTTAAACCTGAGGTTAAGAAATGGTTTGACAAGTATCATGCTGGTAAAACACCCCTCAAGAAACTAAATACAACAGATAAATTCAGGGAGTATAAAGTAAGGGCAAGGGAATTTGCAGGAAGAGGTTCTCAAATACGTCATGAAGTTGATAAAATGCTTGCAGGTGATACAGCTCAGAGAAAGGCTGGGAGTTTATTGGAAAGATTAATGCTTCGTGAAGGCAAACTTTTGACAGAAGAAGGTATTGACATGATAGTAAATAAACTATGGGGAGTTGGTCCTGTAGGCTTAGGCTTATCTTTTCAAGAAGGAAAGGCTAAAAAGTAATGTATACCATCAATATAGATCATAGACAGGACGGAATGACAACTTATCAGGTATATCAGCAGAAAGAGGCTGATGAAGAGGGAATTAGCTATAAATACTGGAAAGAAGCTAAAACAGGGGAATATGGAGTCTCAGATGATGGGTATGTAGCCAAGGTTATTTCTCGTCGGGAATATGATAGTAATCACGACATAAAGAATGTGTATCTCCGGTTTCCCTGGGGATATACGTTCTATAACCCTAAATATCCTACAAAGAAGCTAAAAGCCTCTGGCAGGAAGTCAAATACAACATTTACTGGCAAAACACGGATTGAAGTACAATCTGGTCAGGATACACTAAAAAACCTTGCAGCGATGTTTGCTTTAAAGCCAGATTACGATCTTGCTGTTGATTGGGCCTTAGGTTCGACCACACCAGAAGAGCGCAGGCGCTGGAAACGAACAATGAAATCGGAGGTATTTAAACAGATGGTAAGAGAAGAACTGCAAAAGCTCCTATCAGATCATGGTCTAACCGAAGACTATACGCTTGATCTTTTGACTGAAACTATAGATAAAGCAAAGAATAAGAGTGATATTACTAATTTATTGCGTGCAGTAGAGAATCTACAGGATATGCATGGTATGAAGGATAAACACCTTGTTAAGACTGTGGATACTCTAGAAGCTCACTCGAACACTAAACTCTTGGATGAGATTATCGAGGAGGAAAAGAGAATTGTAGCACAAAGGACTACTACTAAGGAAGAAACCCCTAAGTAGTGGATTACGAAGAAAAGTACGAGAGAAAGGAGATACTCCGTCGCTTGCGGGGAAATATGGCTTTATTTGGAAGGCACTGCTTCCCTACAGCCCTCCGCAAAGCAACACCACCATTTCATCATGAAGTGTATGGTGCTCTCGCCGATGACGACAAAACGAGGGTGTTGATAGCTGCTCCGCGTGGGACAGCTAAGAGCACTGTTACCACCCTCATATATCCATTATGGAGATGTGCTTTCAAGAAAAGTGATGAAGACCTCTTTATTGTAATCATATCAGAGTCTCAATCTCAGAGTATCAACTTTCTTTCTCGGATAAAGTATCATATAGCACATTCCGAGCCTTTAAGGAGTATTTTTGGTAATTTAGGTCCGCCGAATGAGAAGAGATGGACTAACAATGATATAGTTCTTGCTAATAATGCAAGAATAGTGGCTGTCGGTACAGGACAGCGTGTTAGAGGGTTTATTCAGGGAGATACACGTCCTAATCTAATTGTAGTAGATGATTTTGAGTCAGAATTAAATGCTGGGACGATGGAGGCTCGGGCTAAGAATAGAAAGTGGATGACAGAGGCTGTGATACCATCTCTGTCTGATGAAGGCAGAATAGCCGTAATAGGTACCGTAATATCTGAGGACTGCTTCCTATACTGGGCCAAGGGCTCTCCGTCCTGGCATACATTGTGGTATTCTATCTGGGATGAGGAAGAAAAGAGTATTTGGGAGGAAAGATTTCCTAGGGAGAGGATACTTGATATAAAGAATGAGTTTGAAGCAGTAGGGAATGCTAATGGATTCTATCAAGAATACATGAATATTGCTCAATCGCCCGATAATGCACCTTTTAAGCCTGAATGGATAAAATTACATCATTATGATTTTGAAAGGATTGCAGGACAGGGGTGCTTAACTAGGAAGATAGGTGATGAAATAGAAGAAATACCTATTGATGTATATTGTGGGGTTGATCCAGCTAGTTCTCTCTCTATAACGGCTGACTTCTTTGTTGTGGTTGCTATTGGTGTGGATAATGAGAATAATAAGTATATGTTGGATTGTTTTCGGAAAAGGATATCTCCAGCAGATCAACCCCAAACTATTATTGATATGTTTAAGAAATATCGTCCAAGACGTTTGAAAATTGAAACAACCGGTTATCAGGAAGCATTAAGAACCGCAGTAAGGGAGATTATGCTAAAAGATAGTCTATATATACCCGGAATTGAGAAGGGTGTTAAACCACGAACGCGTAAGAGCGAGAGATTAATGTCCCTTGTTCCTATGTTTGCTAAGGGTCAGTTTTATATACGTCCAGAAGATACAGCAGCACAACAAGAGTTCTTAAGCTACCCTAAAGGTAAGCATGATGATGTTATGGATGCAGTATGGACTGCACTTGATGGTCATAAGCCTTGTAGGAGTAAAAAACTTGATAAAGATCACGAAAACGATAATCCAATCAAGAAAGTACTTGATTGGCTTACTATGTAGGGGTTAAATTACGTACAATGCCAAGTAATCAAAACGACGATAAGACCAAAGATTTCATAAACGAAACCCTTAAATTGTATAATACCTATTCCACTGAACGTGAGGATTGGTCTAAACATGCAAAAGAGGATAAGGAGTTTCGTTTAGGACGGCAATGGACTAAAGATCAGGAGGAAACATTAAAAGCTCGTGGTCAAGCCCCTATTGTTATAAATCGTATTCATCCGGCAGTTGAAGCAGCAAAAGCTATGCTTACTGCCAATAGGCCTTCTTTTAGATGTGCTCCTCGTGAAGATTCTGATAAAAAGGTAGCAAATGTACTATCATCTCTTCTTACATATATGTATGATATCTCAGATGGTTCATCAGTGGTTCGACAGGTTGTGGATGATTACTATACTATGGGTGTTGGCTATATGAATGTATATCAGAATCCTATGATGGATATGGGTAAGGGTGAAGTATGTATACATGATGTAGACCCAATGGATGTGTACGTTGATCCTAATTCAAGGCATAAGTTCTTTGATGATGCTGAAAACATTATTGTTTCAAGGATGTTTACTAAAGAGCAGGCAGTAAGAATGTATCCAATGTATGAAAAGGCTATTCGCAATGCCAATAGTGACCAAAGATGGGATATAACTGAAACAGGCAGAGCAACTAATGAGTATGCTGCCCAATTCCCTGAAGATGTTAATACGGTAGCGGATCAGGAATATGTACGTGGATATGAAAGATACTTTAAAACGCTTGTTAAGAGATATCGGGTGTATGAGAACTTCTCAGGTAAGGAAGACCTCCTTGATGGAGAAAAGTTTAAGATGTATATGTCTCAACCTGCATGGATTTTAAATGGGGAGAGAGTGCTTACTGACGAGGCAGAGGTACAGAAAATAGTACAGCAGATGCAGATGCAGATACAACAGCAAAGAGCTCAAGAAGCTATGAAAGCTACTCGAATGGGAGAAGACCCAAATACTATTATGAATCAGCCGATGCCAGAGATACCAGTGGAAAAGGTTACCTTTGCTGAATTAGCTGATCGTAAGATGCTTGAAATTGTTGAAGTAGATGTATCTAGGGTTAAGATGTGTGTTATCATGGGGGATGCTTACCTTTATTCAAGGGTTCTTCCTACAGAGTATTATCCAATAGTACCATTTATGAATATACATACACGAACCCCATACCCTACATCAGATGTTAGGATGGTAAAAGGGGTACAGGAATTCATTAATAAGACACGATCTCTTATTATAGCACATGCAACAACATCAACTAATGTTAAAATACTTGTGCCAGAGGGTAGTGTGGATATGAAGGAATTTGAGGAGAAATGGTCACAACCTGGTGTTGCTATAGCATTTGATCCAACCGATGGTGCTCCTATGCCAGTTCAGCCGGTTCCTCTTCCTAATGAGCTTTATAATAATGAAAAGACTGCTAAATCAGATATAGACCATCAACTTGGACTATATGAGATGATGATGGGTAATACTCAGGCAGCTCCACAAACATATAAGGCTACTATATCTCTTGATGAATTTGGTCAGAGAAAGATTAAATCTAAGCTTTCTGATATAGAAGCTGGATTAACTAGGGTTGCTCAGATAGCTATTCCTCTTATGCAACAACTATATACAACACGTAAAATATTCAGAGTTGTTCAACCAAATAACTCTTTAAGCGAGTATGTTATCAATAAACAGCTAGTGGATGATAAATCCGGTGAAATAAAAGTTATAAATAATATTACAGTAGGTAAGTATGACGTGGTCTATGTATCAGGTAGTACTTTACCCTCAAATCGTTATGCAGAACTTGAATTTTATATGGATGCATACAAAAACGGCATTATTGATAAGCAGGAAGTCCTAAAGAAAACAGAAGTTTTCGATATGGAAGGAGTTCTTCAGCGTACTGATGTGATCGCAAAAATGCAAGCTCAATTAAAGCAAGCAGGTGAGCAGATCAAATCACTGAAGGGCGATTTACAGACTCGTGACAGGGAAGCAGTTAATCTGCGAAAGAAAGTCGAAGTTGAGAAGTTTAAATCAGGTTTGGATGGAACTGCCCATAAAGCAAAAGCGGCAGCCACCGTATTTGAAAAACGTCTTGGCGACGAAATGACCGGACTAAAGCGTGAAGTCGCTTTAGCTACTAAAGATAGCGCAACCCCTTCTAACGGTGTGAAGGGCCGCTAAAAATAAGGAAAAACAAACGATGGAAGAAAATACACAGGATACCCAGCAAGCTGAAGTGCAAAATCCATTTACTACACCTGAAGTCGAAGCTTTTGACAGTCAGGTAGAGCAAAGGTTTGGCGCTCAGACTAATGAAGGCTCCGAGGTGAGTAATTCAACCGTTAAAGATGCGTTTACACCGCAGACGGAACAACAGGAAACTCAGGCTCCTCAAGAAGGACAACCTCGACAACCTCAGGAAATACCAGAACAGGGGCAGCCACTTGATGCTAAAAACGATGAACGTCGTTATCAATACTGGCAGTCACAGGCAGCAAAGCGAGAGAATGAACTAGCTGAACTTCGCCAACAGGTGGAAAATAATCAGCAAACCCAGGCTCTCGAAGAGCAGGCTAAACCTGTAGAAGAATTTCCACCACCTCCGGAAATGCCAAGTAAACCAAGCGGGTTCTCTTATGAAGAGGCTATGAGTGATCGACAGTCTGAGAGTTCTCGCTATCTCGAAGAGAAGGAATCATGGGATGCAGATATACGTCAGTATGATACATTACGACATCAGTATGATTTAGCAGTTATGCAGGAGAAACTTGACAAACAGAACGATTATATCGTAGGTCAGGAGAATCAACGTAAAGCCCAGGTACAACAGGGCAGACAGGTTCAACAGATTTCCGAACACGTTCAGGGACATTATGGTTTTTCTCCTGAGGATACTCAGGAATTTATACGCACAATGTCTGATCCTGGTTCAATCTCTATGGATAATCTAGTTCAATTATTTCGTATGAATAAGGCTTCTGGACAGCAAACTGCAGCTAATGCAGGCCCTAGTCAGGAATTTCAGCAGATGAAAAATGCTCAACAAATTCCATCGCCTATGGGTGTAATGCCGTCTCAGTCTCCTCAAGATAAACGAAATGATACGGATGCGATTATGGATGAATTAATTAACTCCCATAAGTCTAAGAATCCTTGGACTTAGGGTAAATAATAAGGAGATATAAACAATGGCCGTAACAAGTCAAAGTAAATATAGTCCTTCGTTTGGTGCTGCTGTACAGGGAATAAGCATTGATAACAATCGCCGAATATTTAATTTCGGTGAGCGTGTCGCTGAACTTGCTCCTCAACAGTCGCCTTTCTTTGTTTATTTGTCAAAAGTAGCTAAGAAACCGACTGATGACCCTGTCTTTAAGTTTTTAGAGCAACGACATCAGTGGCAACGAAGGAATTTCACAGTTAAAACCGCTATTAGTAATGCTGGAGTAGCCGCAGGAGTCACTCTTGGTTCTGCTTTAGTTATTGAATGTGGTTATAACACAAAGGGCGTAATTGCCGCAAATCAACCCTGTCCATTTATTGTTGGTGGTCAAACACTGGCAGTAGAAACAACTGAGGGTGTTGTAATCCTTAAGATTAAAGATGATACTGTAGCTGGTAGTGCTACTGCTGATGGTGAAATTTACCATGAAGCTGCTCAGACAACTATCCATGCTGATGATCTCTTTGTTGTGGGTAAGGATATGTCAGCAACAGAAGATATTCTGGTAGGTGCTAAAGGTCAAGTAATTGGCTCTGCATGGCCAGAAGGTTCTACTGCTCCTCAGGGATGGGAAGATGCTATGTTTGATAGAGAAGGGTATTGTCAGATTTTTAAAACTGCAATGAATCTCTTTTCCGGAACAGCAATGGCAACTAAATATCGTGGTATTGCTGATGAATATAAACGTGTTTGGACCGAAAAGCTTATGGAACATAAAATGGACCTTGAGCAGGGATTTCTATTTGGTCGAGGTGTAGCTGGTGCTGCCAATGAAGGCGATACTGGTGCTTCATCTGAGACTGCTGGAAGTACACGTTATACTCATGGTATTGTACCTTTTACTGAAGTCAATGGTAAAGTATACAATATGAGTTATGCTGCTTCAGGATATGATGCTTTCTTAGATGCAATGGAAGATTACTTTGCACCTGAAAGTGGAAATTCTGGCAATAAACTTGTATTGGCATCGCGTAAAGTCATTACTTACCTTAACAAGTTAGGTGCTGGTTCATTCTTAAATAATTCAGTCGGTTCTTCACAGTATCGTTTGGATGTTGCTAATGTGCCCGGTGCTTTTGGACATACCGTAACAGTAGTTAATACTATCTATGGTAACTTGCATTTTGTTCAAGAACCTCTATTACGTGGTCCTTGGGAAAATTATGCATGTTGTGTGGATATGGCTAATGTTGCATATCGTCCACTTGTGGGTAATGGTGTAAGCCGTGATACCTTTATCGAAACGAACATTCAGGCTAATGACGAAGATGGAAGACGTGACCAGATCATAACAGAAGCTGGTCTAGAAATATCTCTTCCTGAAACTCATGCAGTCCTGAAGTTCTCATAGGGAGGGTATAGATTATGGCAGCACAAACTCAAACTGCGTGGACATCCAGTACTGTTAATGGATTTGGAATATGGACTGGTACAGCCACTACTGATGCGAATAATGAAGTTAATTGGTCGTTAAAAACTCCAGTAGAATTGAATACTTCCGCACCCTGGTCTTTAATTGTGTCAGCTTCGGCTGCTCAAGATGGTGCAGCCGCACCATTAATGCTTTGGGGTGGATATTCTGATGATTTTGCCTTAGCAGGTACAACTGCTAGAGCAACAGCAACAGATGGTGTTCAGCTTGGAGAATTAACTGATGACTTAGGTTATGCAGCCGCTGTATTAGGTGTACATTTTGCTATGAATCCTGGTAGTACTGGATTGGCAAATGTTGTAACTATTTCAGCGTTAGCAACTGGATTGCGATACAATGTTCCAGTATTTCCCTATTATGCTTTCGAGCTAATGGCGGATGATGCGGCTACATTGCTAGCACATACATTAACCTTTAAGATTATTCAGAAATCTGATGGGGGAAATGCATCATTAGCAACAATTGGTGGTATTGGTTCTGATCCATCATAACAACAACTGATGACGGGGCGGGGCAACTCGCCCCCGATTCATCAATTTAGGAGATAGAAATGGCTATATTGGGAAGCCCTTGGGAAGCTTACTCTGACTTAAATCCTACTGACCCAGACGCTCTTCCAGAAAGTAGTAGTGCAATGGAAAGTATAGGGCCCAAAATAAATGGAGCTGGTACTATAGGTACAATGGGTCATTATTGCTACTTTAATTTGGATAATGGTACTGATGAAGATTATACATTACCATTTGATTTTCCAATTAGTGGAGATTTTACTATTGTATGTAATGCCTTAGCTACGGATTTGGCTGGAGCTACAGCTATGAGTGTAAGTGTACAGGGTTCTGTAGATGGTGATAATTGGATAGATTTGCATGATAATTTAATTAATGGTGCCGCAATTGATGATACACTGGCAATAGGTGTATATGATTATGATGCTAAGGGGCGTATGCCTAAAATGCGTTTAGGATTAACCCCCGGTACAGGTCGAAATGAGACTATTTTAATTGCTATAGTGCCTCAATAATGTCAATTTTTCAAGATAGCAATAATTGCTATAGTAATGATTGGGATAGTTCTCCATGGAAACCTTATTATAATAAGTTAACCTCTAGAACTTTGGGGGAGGATTCTGGAGATGTTACTACAATTAAGGTTTGGTGTGCTGAAGAAGAGCTTGAGGGTAAGGTATTTACTTTAACATGTACAACTGGTACTCCAGATAAATTAACTAGTGTTAGTTATCCAAATCCAGAGGGCGGACCTGCATGTGCAGAACTTGATGATTTTGGTATAGATGAGGTAACGGCTCATGACGATAGGACAGTTAAATGGTGGTATGGACCGGGTGTGGCAATGCAATTTCCAGATGGGTCTGATAATACGACATATACGCAATCTACAGTGTATACGTATACAATTGCAGCATCTGATATAGGTGAAAAGGTTTATGATGGAGGTATTCATTGTTGGATGAAGTTACCCCATGCTCCTCAAGATGGGGGTGTTACTGCGGCAACAGAGACGGATATCTACTCAAAGAATATCCCAATGGAATATATAAATCACAATGATTTTTTAATGGTATTTAATAGTTATGGACATTTGCCAGTTCGTGGAGCGGGAAATTGTGGACTTACAGTACAATTTCAATATGCAGATGTTCTTAATGCTGAAACAGGTCAATTTAAAGATACTGCTCTTCCTATATGGGATGATATAGATATAACAGACATTAATAATGATGTTAATTCAAGTCATATGGCAGCATCGCTTATTACTTCTGGAGGTTTTGATAATAGGGAGAGTGCGAAGAGTGTTAGATTTTACTGGTATACAGAGGATGCCCCCGGCGGTGAGGCAACTTTTCATGGCGGACAATTTATAAGGGTATCGTTATACCCTGTAAAACACTAGTTAATAAATAAAAAAGGAGACAGAGATGTCAGGCAAAAAAGATAAAAAGGCAATTAACCTTCGTGGTAGTGTTAGCAAATCTCGTAAGAAGGTTAGGGCAAAGGCAAAACGTCGTAGTAAGCCAGCTAGAGGACAGCAAAAGGCTCGTGGTAGAAGCCGGAGCAGAAGATAACAATTAAAAAGGTATATAGTACCTCTATTGGTACGCCTTGGAATGCTGATACGCGTTATGAGAATAATCGACGTAAGCATAATGTAGATAAGAAAACTACTAAAAAGAGGAAATAATGGCTTGGACAGGTAATTTTAAAGACCAGATAGATGATTTGGCAGGGACTCTCACAGTCACTGACGATGCTGCTATTCAGCAATGGATACTTGACGGCTGTTATGATGTCCTTACTAAGGCTATTATAAAGAGCGGTCCTGAAGAGGTCTGGAAATTTGTAACTAAATCAGGTAGTGTGACAACTGCAGATACGGACGTTGATGAAATTCGTACTATAGCCGGTGTAGTAAGAAATGGTGTTTTTGCAACAAAGGGTATGTGGGGATTGAAGGCTAAATATGCTGATGCTAATTCTATATATGCTGCTACATCTAATAGCCCTATATGGTACCTTGATAATGATAATTTAAGTATCTCTCCTGCTCCTACTGGAGGAGAACCTGCTAATTATTATTATGTGCCGGAATATGCTATTACTAATTGGAATACTAGTACGTCATCTATAGATAATTATCCTTCTGAATATTATTATTATGCTATGTTATATGGAGCTATTCAAGTACTAAGTCGTAGAATGTTGGATAGCACTACGCCAACAGCGCTTCCTACGTTAAGTATTACAGCTGTATCGCCCAATGTACCAACTTTAACTACAATTACTTATACTGGGCCTAGTACATCAGATGTATCTATTGCCCCGACTGTTAGTACAACAGCATATGTGCTGCCTTCAGCTGGGACAGCTTTTGCATCAAGACTTACCGATTTTAGTGCTTTAGCTGGTTTTAGTGTAAATGCAACTGCTCCAACTGCTATATCAGCACCATCATTAGTTAGTTCTGCTGTATCTACGGTTGCTTTGGCGGATATAACAGGGTCCGTGCCTTCATATAATTCAGTTGTTACTGCTGGTACTTTAGGAGCATTAGCTTCTTTAGCAATAGATGATTTAACTATTACATCTGTACCTCCCGATGCCTTCACACCCCAACAAGTAACTTATACGCCCCCTACAGCAGCTGTAGCAGTAGCTCCTAGTGGGATTGCAGATATTATAGATATTGACGATGCGCCTGTTACTTCGATTACAGGAGCCTCTAGTAATCAGCCAACTTATAGTTCTGCTACTGCACCCACGTTTCCTACAACGGCTATTAATAATGAATTGACTGAATTGAACAGATTGATAGATACTGAAGAGGATACTGAATTAGCTAGTGCTAAAGGCCAGGAAATTAACATGCTTATACAAGATTTTCAGGCAGAACTTAGCCTGTATCAAGCAGAATTGGGTGATGCAAATGCTGAGTTAGGTAAAGATAATACTATATATCAAGCATTAGTACAACAAGCTACACAAAATGCTAATGCCACTAATTCACATGCAGTACAAAATATGCAGAAAGAACTGCAGCGTGCACAATCTATTGTGCAGACTGGTTCAACTGAACATGCAACAGCATTACAGATAGAACAGGCTAATAAAGCTAATGAGCAAGCGAAAGTTATGCAGGATGCGATACAAACAGTACAGGCGATTATTGCTGATAATACTGTTAAGATGCAGGAATGGTCTCAAGGACTTGCTCATTATCAGGCTGAAGTTAGTACCGAGGTACAGGAATATACTAATAATCTTCAGAAGAAAACACAGTTATGGCAGCAAACTAATACTACTATTCTACAAGAGCATTCACAGAAGATGCAGGATGCTTTGAATGTGTTTAATAAGGAAAATGCTCAATATCAAGCTAATGTGCAAGCTCAAATGGCTAAATTCCAAGCCGATGCAGCTAATGCAACAAAAGATATTGATTCAAAAATGCAGACTGATATACAGAATTATACATTTGAAATGCAAAAATGGCAACAAGAATTAACTCAATATCAAGCAGAAGTAAATACTGAAGTTCAAACGTTTACACAAAATCTGCAATTGGAAACACAAACTTGGCAGACAGAACAAGCTAATGCTATTCAGCAATATCAAATGGAAGTAGCTGATAATATGAAAACTGCCGATATAGCAAATCAGGCGGCAATACAGCAGGGTCAAGCTGACCTGCAAGTAGCTATTAGAGATAAAGATAAGCAGTTAGAACGTGAACTACAGAATGCAACAAATGAGATGGGAAAGATAGTTCAGAATAATCAGTCTTTATTAGCAAAGTATCAGGCTGAGGCTTCTGTATATCAAGCTAAAATACAAGAGGAAATCCAAGAAAATACACAAAATTTACAGAAATTTCAGGCTGACCTTCAAGCTGAAGGTACTGGCTATCAATGGTTGCAGGACCAATACGGTCGTTTAAAAACAGAATATGAGAGAGCGTTTGCTGTAGCGCAACCTCAAGCATAGGAGATAAAAAATGGCAGATAAAAATACACCATCATTTGCAGTATCGGTTACACCAAAGGTTTCAGTGGATGCTGAAGCTGGCGTATTTCAAGCAATGACGGTAATACATGAAGATGTAAGAAAATCATTAGGTGGCAGTGGCACTGTGGATGGAACAGGAATTGAAGCATTAGGCGGTACTGGCGGTAGTTGGGCTAATGGTACATATACACAATTAACTAATTCATCTAATGCTGGAGCTATTGCAAATGACGAAGATTCTGATTTGGTATTTATTAAGCATCTTGGAACATTAGTTGCAGATGGAACAGCGTCAGACAATACAACAACTTCACTTTTAATTAAACATGATACTGATGTAATAGCTGAGTTACTTAATGGAGAGGCTATTGTATTGCCAAGGTGTGGAGCGGCATCAGCCTTAGTATTAGCAACTGATGATGGTGCAGGTGGTACTAGCTCTAATCACGTTAATGTAGAAGTATTTGTAGCAGGTGATTAATGCCAACCTATAAATTAACATATAAAAATCATTGTACTCCACAGGAGTATATTACTGGAAATAGTAGGTGGTATTTAGACAGTGATTGTGGACGTAAATTAACAGGAGTCGCAGTTGTAACTGTATCAAGCAGAACTTATGTTAGTTCCCTGGCAGTTACTAATACGCCTTCTCCTAGTTTAACATCTACTCAAGATTTTATATATATTAAGAATACTGGTGGTGGAAGTGCTGATGATGTGCTTGTTTCACTAGATGGAGGTACTACATATTATATTGTACTCTCTAATGGGGAAAGTTTGGCAACCAAAATTGCTACTACTGCAAGTGTAAAGGTTAAATGTGATACTGGGGATGATTCAACAGTTGAATATTTAAAGGGCACATAATGGCCGATAATAGAAGAATAATTACTGGTACCCATATTGTTCCCAAAGAGGGCAATACTATGGAAGAGGCAGTAGGAACTAAGTGGATATTAGATACTCATGTTGGTAAAACCTTAGGTGGGAAATCAAAAGTAACTGATATCAATGCTAATCAGTGGCATGATGATTGGACCTCTATGGACCATCCCAGCCTGACTCCTACATCTACAATCACATTGTCCCCTGATAGCCAGTCTACATATCAATTAGATGATGATACAAGTACTGTAAAATTCTTTTATATGAAAAATCTAGGAACGAGTGCTAGTATTACAATATCATTTGATTCTGGTGGAGATTGGGATAGTTATAGTGCTACTGACGCATCTGATGAAGAATGGCAACTTACAACAGCAGAGTGGCAGGCCGCTTCATCTAACTGGGAAACTTATAGTGATGATACTAGTACTGATTTTTGGGAAAGTACAACAAGACTTTGGGAGGGACCAGGATTTGCTAAGTCAGCAATAATTCCTGCAGGTGGAGCTTTATATATGCGTAGTGGTGGTTCTGGCGGAACTTCATTCACTATAGATAAAGTACATGTTTATTTAGGGGAATACCCTACTAACGGAACAAGTGCAGTGGACATAGAATATGTCATTGCAAAATAATAATGCCTTATTAAGGAGAAACTGAAATGGCAGATTTAGAAGGAAAAACAATAGCGGCAACTTA